GATCGTGAAAAAGCGCAAGCTGCTTATAACCAAAAACAAGAAGATTTAAAGAGTAAAGACCCTAATAAACTTGTAGGAATGTGGTTAGATAACAAACGAGTACTTGGTGCAGGGCAAACAATGTTTACATTTAACCCAATTATAGGTGGTCTTACTGCTGCTGCAGGATACCGTGATCAAAAGATAATTGAAAAGGCGTTAGACGATAACTTTAAAGGTTGGCGTGAAGGTAACATTAAAGGTTTGTCAAAAGAAAGGGCGCAACAATTAAAAGATTATACAGAGGGCGGCTTCTTTAAAAATTCAAAAGCATTTGCCAATAGTCTATTTCAAGATGCAAAGTCTGCTGTAACAGGATTTAAAGATAACTTTACTAAAGAAGGACAAGTTAAGTTTTATAAAAACTATGCTGACAGTGGTCCTAAGTATGATATTAGCGATAACCCATATTCAGGTGGTGGTAACATACAAGGGTTTGTAGCAACTGGTGAAATAAACAAAACAACTGGTTTACCTCAATCTTCTGGTATGCTCTCTATTAAAGAACAACAATCATATGACAATGCTGTATCTAATGGAGATGCAAGTATAGCAAATCACTATGCAGCTATTGCAAAACATCGTGCTGGACAAGATGCGTATGCAGCAGCAGTTAAAAATGGTGATACTGCATTAGCAGAAGCACTAGGTAGAAACATGTCTGCCGCAAGTAGAGAACAAGCAATTAGATTTGGTGGTAGTGTTCACAGCGCAGTAGAAAATGGTACAGCAGAAAAGAAAAATACTACTGGCTTTGGATTTTTTGCTAAATTTGTACCAAATGGTTCTGATAGTAACAACAATGATTCTGATAGTGACAACAATGATTCAGATAGTGGAAGTTCAAATACAGGCGGTTATAGCTGCTATGTAGCAACCGCTTTAAACGATAAGGGTTATTGGCCCATGATTAAAAAAATGAAACTTATTAAATGGTGTATGGACGCAAAGCCTGAAGATAAGTTTGACACAAAGCTATGGCGTAATGGCTACACAGTATTTGGTAAAACAATTATTGCACCTCACGTAGACAATAAAGTTATTCAATGGTTGTCTGATGGTTTCTATGATTCAAGAGTTAAAAACAAAAAAGATTTAAAATCTTTAATTGGCCTCTTGTTTTTCTATATTCCATCATATACAATTGCATTATATAAAATGCTACGTAACGATCTAGTAGATATTGAAAGGACTTAACATGGAAGAGGAAGAACTATTACAAGGTATGGAGTCTTCCATGCAGTCAGTCGAGGACATGACTGTTAATGAATACACAAATACACTAGTTGACCGTATAAATAATCTTACCGATAATGAAAAGTTTTCTTTATTAGATATGTTTGGTTCTGAAGAGTTTCAACTTATCGGTAAGATACTTGGCCCTGAAGTTACAAACACAGTTGGTCAACAGATAAACTTCTTTGCAGAAGAGGCAGTAATGAACCCAGAGGGCGTACAGCCCGTGGAAGAGTTCCAAGGTCGGATGCAACGAGAAGACGTAAACGAAGAAGAACCTCAAGACGAAACTGAAAGAATGTTCAGAGCACCTTCCCCAAACATGAGGCGTGAGTTTGAAATGCAACGTCAATTGGAAGAACAGCCTGACATGCCTGTGTGATAACAACACATTAACTTGTTATATTAGCTGGCTACCCATCCCCCTACCGACATGGCTACGGTGGCCCCAGTAAGGAAATCACAATGAGTGAGAATATGGAAGTAATGGCTTCTGAAGTAGAAGCCCCTAAGAAAGTTGCATTTGCAAATCGTAAGTACTCAAATGCAGAACGAGTAGAACGAGAAGAAAAAGAATTAGAAGAACTAATTGCACAGCAAAGAGGTGAAGTTACACCAGTAGAAGCTGAACCACAAGGCGCAGAAGAAAAAAGTTTTAAGAAACGTTACGGTGATCTACGCCGACACATGCAAGACAAAGAGAAAGAATGGGAAGATAAGTTTAGTAAACTTCAATCACAACTTTCTGATGCAACTAAAAAAGAGATTCGTTTACCAAAGTCTGATGAAGACATTGAAGCATGGACACAAAAATATCCTGACGTAGCAGCCATTGTAGAAACTATTGCAATTAAAAAAGCAAAAGAACAAGCTGCTGAGTTAGAAGATCGTGTCAAGCTAGTAGATGAAATGCGTATTACAGCATCCCGTGAAAAAGCAGAAGCTGAGTTAATGCGACTACATCCAGACTTTGATAACATTCGTGATAGTGACGATTTCCATAATTGGGCAGAAGAGCAACCTAAATGGGTTCAAGATGCTCTTTATGAAAATGATGCGGATGCACGATCAGCAGCACGTGCTATTGATCTTTACAAAGCAGACCGTGGCATGAACACTAAGAAACCACGAAGCACAGATCGGGACGCTGCACGTTCAGTAGGAACACGCAATAGCCGCAGTCGCCCTGAAACAGACGAGACTTCTTCATACATTCGAGAATCAGATGTACAGAAGATGTCTGCAAAAGAATACGAGAAGATGTCTGATGAAATTATGGAAGCTATCCGTAAAGGCAAATTCGTGTATGATTTATCTGGTTCTGCTAGATAACCTATTGACATATTAGTTTTTATAAGTATAACTATATATGTATAATCGTAAGTAGTATGGCCCCCTATACGGAATACCTGTACTACTTACACAATCTCATGGCAAACAAACTAAGTCTTAACAGACAACCTAGTAAGAGTGGCCCGTATACTTAGACTGTATGACTGATCATTATACTATTTAACGTATATGCACCCATAGACTATTAGCCTCTAGATAAAACTTGTACAGTTTGCATCTGTAAATCTTTATGCTAAAGGAGTTTTATTATGGCATTTGGAGTAGCATCGGGCTATACAAACTTACCGAACGGTAACTTCTCGCCCGTAATTTACAGCAAACAGGTGCAACTTGCATTTCGCAAAGCATCCATTGCTGACGCAATCACTAACAATGATTACTTCGGTGAAATCGCCAACATGGGCGACACTGTTAAAATCATTAAAGAACCTGAAATCTCAGTATCTGCATATCTACGTGGTACAACAATCACACCACAAGATTTGACAGATAGCGATTTCTCACTAGTCGTAGATAAGGCGAACTATTTTGCCTTCAAGGTTGACGATATTGAAGAGGCGCACAGCCACGTCAATTTCCAAACCCTTGCCTCTGATCGTGCGGCGTATCGTCTAGCCGACCAGTATGACCAAGAAGTTCTTGGTTACCTATCTGGTTATGCACAGTCTGCTCTACATACTAATGCTGATGGTGTTAACACTACAGTAAACGGTACTAAAGCAAACTCATCTGCAGGTTCAGACGAATTGTTGGCAGCTAATAAACTAGACCACACCTCTTTTGGTAACATGTCTGGTGGTAGTGCTGGTGACTCGATCCCAGTTGCTGCTCGTCTTCCAGGCGCAACAGCATTGCCAACAGCGTATGTTTCACCAGCTATGTTGCTATCTCGCATGGCACGTATCATGGATGGACAAAACGTTCCAACTACAGGTCGTTGGGTTGTCATTTCACCTGAAATGATGGAAGTTCTTCGTGACGAAGATTCACGCTTGTTGAACGCAGACTTCGGCGGTTCTGGCCTACAAAATGGCTTGGTATTGAACAACCTACACGGCTTCCGTGTACACGTTTCAAACAACTTGCCATCAGTTGGTACAGGTGCTGCAACTACAGGTACAACACCACAATCAACTAACTACGGTGTAATCGTATCTGGTCACGATTCATCTGTTGCAACTGCAGAGCAGATCAACAAGACTGAAACATACCGTGATCCAGACTCATTCGCTGATATTGTTCGTGGTATGCACCTATATGGTCGCAAAATCCTACGTCCAGAAGCGTTGGTCACAGCACGTTACAACCTAGCGTAAGTAAAATAACTAAGGGGGCTGCATTACTGTGGCCCTCTTATGCTATTAAAATAAACGAGGACATTTCCAATGGCAATCACTACGGCAATGTGTAACAGCTTCAAACAAGAACTGCTTGGAGGTGTTCACGATTTAGATACGGACTCTTTGAAAATCGCACTTATCAAAGATACTCCGTCAGGCACTTATGGTGCTGCTACAACAAACTACTCTGACGTGACAGGTAACTCTGATGAAGCGACAGGTACAAACTACACAGCAGGTGGTCAGGTTCTTGACTCTGCTACTATTTCTCTTTCTGGTTCTACAGCATTTGTTGACTTTGCAGACGAGGTTTTCACTAACCTAACTATTTCTGCTGACGGTGCAATTATTTATAATGCATCACAAG